CCAGGCGCGCGGGTCGATCAACGCGTACTCGCTCATCACCAGGCCCACCGGGTTCGAGCCCACCACCGAGTTGTACGAGTCCGCGCCGATCAGTTGGTAGATCGAGCCGCAGCGGAACTGAATCTTGAGATCGGTCTCGTTGGTGTTCGCGCGCAGCGCGAGCGGGAAGACGTGGTCGAGGATGCGCCGCTCCTGGTCGTCAATCGCGTCCCACACGTTGCGCTTCGCCTGCGTGAACGTCGGCAGCATGTGGAAGTAGGTGCCGATGCGCTCGTGCGACATCTTCGCGATCTGGTGCATGAAGGTGACGTCCTTGCCCGAGCGCCGCGCCCACACGTAGACGCCGCGCGTGATCCCGGCATCGAACGCGGCCATCGCTCGCGCCTGGTACGGTCGCGGCTGAAAGCCATTCGGGAGCGAGAGTTCAGGCATCGGCTTCCTCGGGAGCGCGAAGCGACAGCGAGGCAGGGGTCGCTGGCCGCTCCGGCTCCTTCGGAATGCTCTTTGCAGGCGTGATCTCGATCTCGTGACCGCCCACGAGCTTCACGATCTTCACCGTGAGCGTCTGGTCGACCGCGCCCTGCACTTCAATCGGGAGGAACTTCGCGAAAATCTGCGCGAGGCAGCGCCTATCTTCCGCGCTGCCGCGACCTAGCTCGACGAAGAAGGCCGTGTTGCCAAGAATGTCGAACGCGTCGAGCAGCGCGTGCTTGATCGAGGCGTTGGCGCGCTGCGTAGCTGCGCGCTTTGCTATCGCCTCGGGCGTGAGGCACTTACTGATGTCACCCATGGGCCCGCAGCGCGCGCGCGCGAGCACGCTGATGGAGTGCGTTGAACGGTGCGGGCTCGCCGCGTTCGACCGCTGCCGACTCCGTGCGCTCTTCGGGGCCCGACTCCTCCTTCATCGCATTCGAGAGGAGCTTGCCGCCCTTGTCTGCCTGGTTGAAATCGTGCGCGACGCCCTGCGGGATGCCGACCTTCTTCGCGAAGGCCGGGTTGTGCGCCGCCGCTGCCATGGTGCGCGCCTGCTTCTCGGTCGAGGAGGGCATGTCAGCCGCCGCTCGTCTTCACCAGGAGCGGCCACAGTTGCGTGAGCGTCACCAGCGCGAGCGCGAGCCAGCCAGGTGCTGGCAGGTGCGGGATCGTGACGGAGAACGCAGCGAGAGCGAACAGCACCAGCGCGATGAACAACAGCAGAGCGGAGACCATGAGCACCCCCGTGATGGCGCTCCCCGGATCGTCTCAGCGCCGTTCAACCCGAAGGTCGATATGCTGTGACTCACCGGGAAGCATGGTCGAGGGTTCTACGCTTCAATCTCCTTCACGTCAAGAGCCGATGTCTGCATCATTTCTTTAGCTCCCGCTAACGCGAGCCGCAACAACGAAAGCGCTTCACCCGAGCGCACCTGGGCTGGCGAGAAGTGCAGCACGCGCCAGCCGCGCAGGACCGCGAGGTTGCCCTTCTCACGGTCGCCGTTGAACCGGCTCTTGATCCGGTGCACCGCGCCGTCGATCTCCACCGCGATCACGAGCTTGGGCAGGATCGCGAAGTCGAAGCGGAACTGCCGACCTGGCTCGAAGCGCATTTCGCGCAGGTAGCTGACCTGCGCCTCGTCAAGCTGCCGGGCGAACTCGTCCTCCCAGCGCCGACCGGACACGAGCCGCGCGACGCGCGCGCCGGAGCGGCGCGCCACGAGCGACTCGTACTCGGCCTGTGTTATTCGCATTCGACGCCGAGCCCGCGCAGTTGCTCCGCGTGCCACGCGCGCTGCGCCTTGAGATACTCGATCAGCCCGCCGCGCTCGACGAACGTGTCGTCGCCGTCGCCCATCAGCGGGCCGTCGCCGACCTCGGTGACCGACATCGCGACCTCCTCGGCGGTCGACTTCTCCAGATCGGCGATCAGGTGATCGAGCGTCGCCATGTTCTCCGCTTCTTCTGCTGCACGTTGCAACTGTTCCTTGTTCATGCTGCCTCCTTTTTCGGTAGCCACTTTTTTGCAATCGATACCATGAGCGCGAGCGAGGCGATGGCCTGCGGGCCCTCCTCGTTCGCGATGTTCTGCAGGAGCGGCAGGCGCGCTGCCAGTACCTCCTCGACCTCTTCGCGCGTGGCGCGACGTCCGCTCGCGTACCACTCGACCGACTCGGGCTCGCCCAGCCGGATCAACCAGTCGCGCGACTCCGGCACGCGATAGGCGCGGCAATGCGTCGTCACGTACACCGCGCACGCACCCGGGTTGCCTGGCAGCGATCCCGCGAGCGAACGCCGCTCCTCGGGCAGGCCTGCGGTCCTCGCCTTCGCGTGCGGTCGCGACAAGTGCGGGCAGGCGATGGCCGCGAAGCGCGCGCACTCCAGGTGCGAGCCGGGCTCGCTCGTGTTGCGGTTCACCACGCACATCGGCCCGATGACGAAGGCCTTGTAGCGCCCGAGCTTCTCGCCGCACAGCCAGCACAACTCGTCCTTGTAGCCGCGTATGCGCTTCTCCTGGTCGGCGATCCGAAAGTCGCGCGTGCCGTCGGGCAACTCGCCGACGAACCACGGGATCGGATAGCCGCGCGGATCGATGGGCAGCTTCAGGAACCGCTCGGGCAGCGGCGGCAGGTCTTTGCGTAGCTCGGCCATCAGTGCTTCGCCCCTTTCAGCGCCTCCTGCTTCTTGATCTCTTCGAGGTGCGCCTGCGCTCGCAGCAGATCGGCGCGCACGTCGCCGGGGAGATCGTTGAACTCGCGCGCGGTGAGCTTCACCTGCGTCAGGTCGCTCTCGTCCAACTCCTTCCCCGGCTCCGGCTGCTTGTACGCCCACACCAGGAACCCGTGACACGCCGCGCAGATCGCGACATCGCCGACGCGCGGCTCGATGTCGTCCTCGAAGCCAGCGGTCGCGTCGAGCTTCGCCCCGCAATGCGGGCACGGCTGCTCCGCGTAGCGCATCACCATCACCGGCTCGCCGACATCGTCGCGGCTGCGTTCGAGTACGTCGACTGCGCCTTGGGCCCGAGCGCAGCGTTCAGCGCCGCAAACCCCGCCGACTCCAACGGCGCGCCACCGCGCAGCACACCACGCGGCCCGTGGTACACGTCCTGCATCTGCTGCTGCAGCGCCTCGCTCTTCCAGCCCGGCACGCCCGACTCCGCTTGCTGCGCCTCGACGGGTCGGGCTAGAAAGGGCGGACGGCGATCTCGACCTGGTCGAGCTTGTCAGCGAACTCCTCGGGGATCGCGCGCGTCGCCAGCATCAGCGCCTCCTTGTCCGAGAACGCCAGCACCTGCGTCACCTCCACGATCAACTCGCTCTTCGGCTTCTCGCCCCGCTCCTTCTCGTCCTTCGTCGCCACCGGGTGATGCAGCACCGCGAACTCGAACAGCTTCATCGACATGACTCGTCTCCTTGGGTAGTCGTTGCACAGGCGCGCTCGCGTAATCGGGGCGCGACAGCAGCGACGGAAATTTCCGCGCGCACACCGGCCCGATGCCGACCGCGATCCACTTCGGATTCTTCAGCACGCGACCGCACACCTGGCAGTGGCCGCGCTTCTCAACCTTGTCGCCGCTCATCATGGTTCACCTCGCAAGCTCGACGCCGTTCTCGCGCTTCACGATCCGATGCGCGACGTCCTCCGGCATCCGTACGCCCCCTTGCTCGATCACGATCACAACTCCGCGCGGCTCCGGCGCGCTCACGCAACCGGCGAGCACGACCAGGATCGCGAGCAGCCTCACTTGCGCGCCTTCATCGGGCTCTCGTGGAATTCGAGCGCCTCGACGTTCTTGAACCCGAGCGCGCGCAACTGACCCGCGATCTTCATCGCCTCATCCTTCTCGAAAAACGTGCGCGTCTTGCGCCACGTCGGCACGCCCTCGGTCATCCCCGAGTAGTAGTCGAAGTCGCTGCGCTTGACCACGTACTTCACTGCACCTCCCGCGCGATCCCGACAATCGTGTGCTCCAGCACTTCGAGTTCGCGGAAGAGCTTCAGCGTGTGCTCGCAGCAGCAGTGCTTCGCGTCCTGGATGTCGTGCGTGCGCTTGAACACCTGCCACGCGTGCACGACCGCCACCACCGGCAGCGCCTCGGCCAACGCCTCAACCTCGATCTGCTTCATCACGCCACCGCCTTTCGCAACCGCTCGCGCCGCGCAGCCCGCGCCAGGTCTTCCGCGCGCAAACGCTTCACCTCCTCGTCGTACTGCTCCTGCGTCTTCATCAGCGACTTCTCCTCGCCCGAGAGCTTCCCGCCCTCGTGCTGCTCCTGCGACGACAACCGCCGAGCGCTGCGCTTCTTCGCCAACGTCGCCATGATCTTCGCCATGTGCGCGTCAACCTGCTCCGGCGTCGCGCGCCCAGCGTCCTGCTTCGCGTGCCAGGCCTCGGGCGAGTTCGGCTCGACCACGCTCGACGCGTTCCACCCGCACTTCGCGTGCGTCGTCTGCTCCAGGTCGATCCATTCCCTGCACCTCGGGCAGCGCATCACGTCGGATACGGCCCGAGCATCAACCGCCACGACAGCACGAGCACGAACAGCATCGCGTACATCGCCAACCACCCGAGCACGAACCCGCTCGCGTGTGGAAACTCTCGCCACAGAAACTTCACGACGCCCACGACGCCCACGTCAGGATCACAACCAGCAACACCGCGCACGCCGCGATCACCAGGTTCTCCTCATGCGGCAGCAGCCAGTGCCTCGTTTTCGGTGCGCCAGCGGAAACGTAGGGGACGGTTAAATCGAAAGGGCACTGGCCTGCGGCTCGAACCGGGCGGGGGGTCTGCCCGAGCGCGCGTGTGCTCCAGTAGTCGAGGCCTTGCGGCGTGCCGATGATATGCACGCGGTGCTGCGCGCCGTTGACCTGGTCGCGATGCCGGTCGAGGTGGTGCCGCCGGGGTCGCGCGTGCATCGGCGCGTGCATGCGGTGCGGATTTCCCTTACGCATCAGTCTTCGCCCTTGTAGTGCCCGTGCCTGGGCGTGCTTCGCGCAGCAGCCAGCGCACGATGAACTTCTCCTCGCCCTGGTCGCGCTCGATCAGCGCGCGCTCCTCGTGGTGCACAGCGAGCCAGGCCGCAGCGTGCTCAAGCTGATCGGCGACGTCGATCCCGTCGAACATCTGCTGCCACCGCGCCGCCTGCGCCTCGCTCACGCCGCGCCACTGCGTGCCTTGCAGTTGAATCCTTCCATTGCCCGGCGGCGTTGCCGTCGGAAGTGACTGCGCGCTGTTACTTGGCGCGCCAGTAGCCGCCGACTGCTGCGTC